TCGGAGCAGCCTGAGCCATGATTTGGAGTTCCTGAAGAGACAGTCCATCAAGACCGTCTATGGGAGCCACATTATTGGCTCCCACTGAACTCCTGTTTTTTGATGAACGGTTCTTCTTACTTCCCATAATTAAATAGTTCCAGGAGTGACGTATGTTTTGGCTTCATAGGTACGACCACCGTAAATGAAACGGATAGTGAACCAAGTTACCATTTCCGGACGCAAAATACCCAAGTCTTTCACGATTTCAAACATCAGTGAATTGGAAGCCTTTGCGGTCAGCGTTTTCTTGTCTTCGCTCAACTTGCCCAAGTCAGCAGAATTTCCACGGAACTCAAGTTGTCTTTCGTCGGCAAATACCTGCACTTGATACTCTGATGTTTCCTGTTCATCAGCGTCAGCAGCGATTTTCTTGAACTTCGCAACCAACCAAGGCAGCGATGCCTTAGAAGCAGCGTAATCGTACTGGTCTGTATATGATTTGGGAACCACAGAATAATAGGTCGCTTCGTTAAAAGCCACACCCAGTTGCAACCCGAAGATTGTACCTACTTCAGCAGGAACGCCACTTGTGAAGTCAGCAGACTCATCAATGATGAGTTCATTACCCTCGTAGCATTCTACTTTACATTCACAGGTCTTAGCAGCATTCAGCATCATCGGGATAGTTACTTCGTCTCCCATTTTGAAATTCAGACCAGCCTGTACCAGACCATGATAATTTTTGCCAATAAGTCCGGTCACCATGAAGTTGTTGATAGTTGCTAACCCATCGGTCTCAACCGTAACAGCCTCCGCTCCTTTCGAATAAACATATTTCTTCATCTCTTTTATGTTTTAATTCTACATTTATTAAACGATACAAATTTACAAACAAAAACGGCACTAATAAAGCATGATATCCTTATTCTTTCTTTTGGCTCTCTTTACCACGCTTTTCCAGTTCCCCCTTAACTATCATTATAGAGTAAAGCAACTCCGCTCTCTGAGACTTCTTGATGGCTTCAAAGTTCTTATTTAAATCGTTCACAAGTCCTTTCTCCATCTTCTTAAGATTGTCGGTAGGGATATTCTTGATGTTTGACCACTTTTCATCGACCCCCTTTCGAACTTTCTCTGACAGGTATTTCTTCAAATTGACCTTTCCGCTGTTAGGCACGTCCTCAAACTTGACACGGGTGTATGACTCTTTCACCTCTTCTGAAGTTTCTTCTTTCTGACGCTGGTCATACAGTTTGTCTTCAGCCTCGTCTAATTTCTTATACTCAGCCTCATACTCGTCTTTCAACCGTGATGTCTCCGCATCGTATTTATTAGTCTTCTCCTTCAAAGTGTTCCACAGTTCTTTGCGCTTTTTAGCAGCATCCGGATGGTCGCTTTCGTACAGTTTGTCAATCTCGCTTCGAATTTCATCAGCCTCTTTGTCATACTTCTGGCGAGCCTCTTCACGCTTACTGTCATACTTCTTCGAGGCTTCTTTCTTCTTTTGCTGAACCTGATAAATAGGGTCGGAAGCCTTGTCTGCCTTCTTTTCGCTTTTTGGTTCCTGGGTTTCCTCTTTAAAGGCATACTTCTTATCGCCAAACTCTTTTTGAAGTTCGTAATATTTTTCGTTACCCTTTTGATTGACGTCCCCAGAATTTTTAAGATACCCCATCTTAGATAGATTAGGAGAAGTCCCCCTTTTCATTCTTGCAGCATGTAAATCCCTGAAGATACGGTATCTCTCAAATTTCTCTTTATCGTGAGTGATGGTAACAAGTTCTCCATCTTCATCTAACTCCTCTTTCTCCTCAGACTTCGTCTCTGGTTTCTTTTCCTCTTTCGGTTTTTCACCTTTCAATTTGGCGACCTCGTCTTTCGCCTGTTTCAAGCGTTCTTCGTACTTCTCTTTTCCATCACGCTTAATCAAGCGTTCTTCGTTGTCTTGTAAGTAAGCCAATTTCTTACGAGCCTCACGCAAATCCTCTTTATCGGCTTCAGAAGCCTGTCCAGACGCTTCTTTCTTGGGTTCGGATTTCGTTTCCTCAACCAAATCAATTTTGGTCGAATATGTTTTTCGATTGTAACCCTCAACCGTCTTTGATACCTGTTCCGGAGATGCTTTAACCTCGGCACGAGTCATAGAATGCTTACTGAACCACTGACCATCTTTCTTGGTGTAAGAAATTACAGTATTCCCAGTCTGAGCATTTTTAATTGTAATTGAACTTCCATCTTTTGCACTTTCCAATTTTTCTTTAGACAGTGAAGGTTTCTTTTCCTCTTTCTGGGCTTCGTTTATCTTCTTGCTTGTTTCCTTCGCTTCCGCAGCATTACGTTTTTCTTCGTTTGCTTTAACACCTGAATGTATCTTTTCAGCCTGTCTTTTTGCCAACTCTAAATTATTCTTCTTTTCTATGAGAACCATAATTTCTTCCTGGGGAAGTTTCAACTTGCCTTCGTTGATAGCAGCGATAACCTTATCAACAGCCTCAAGTTCCTTTGCAGGGTCTTTTTCGTTAGAGGAAGTCTTCTCAGGCTTCTCTTCCTCTTTCTTTTCAGAACCGTACTTCTGCCCCACGCGATGTTTGCGTCTATTCTCAGAAGTATCAGCATATATGCCTGAACGAGATTTTTCTAATCTTTCATTCAAAATTGATTTTTCTATTAGTGTCGTCATATTCCTTACAGTTAAATTTGATTACGCAAATATATTACGTTATCTTGAATAATCAAAGAGTTTCCCGAAGAAAACTCCTAAATTATTCCCAGGACTCAGGAAGAAGCGACTCTTTCCCGAGTTCTTTAGCACGCTTTTTAATCCACCGTCTCGCAGCGGCAGGGTCTTTCGCCCGACCAACACTACGAATGGCGTCTTTCAAATCCTGAGTGTTGCGAATAGGAAAAGAGCCATCTTTCATGGCTTCTCCATCTTTCGCCAATTCACGTCTTTCCTTTTCCGGAAAATCGTGTTTATTCAATGATTTCTCAAGCAGCGTTTCCATTATTCAACCGGAATTTGGTTCTTGTACGGCTGACCCACACGTCCCAGACGCTGATTGTCAGGGGTATCAGCATAAACACCTGTTCCCAACGACTTCATGATGTCGCCCTCCGTTTCACCGTTCAACGATTTCAGGAACTCCAATGTAGGAGAATAAGCCTGTCCAACACGGTTCAGGCGACGATTTTCAGGGGTGTCACGATATACACCTTCCAAACCTTTCATAACAGTTCCGTCAGCAGCCGTTTCCCACTCAACCTGTTTAGGACGATAGAAGCGAATGACGTCTTTACCCTCTTCGTCAGCGCATACGGCTTTCTGAAGATACATTACGTCAGCAACGAAAGCCTCTTTCTCCTCGGCTGTAAGTTCGTTGGCACGACTCTTCATGATTCCTTCCTTGTAATAGGAAGCCACCTCATCGGGTGTGAATACCTCGTATCCATTGTTACGAGCAGTTTCCTCAAACAACTGGAGGGAAACTTTCTTTCCTTTATTTTCCATACGACTTGTAAAATTAAAAATTCTTTGTGAGCAAAGTTATTCATAAAATTTTAATATGGTAGGAGTGAGTTCAACGGTATGGCTCTAAAATAAAAACGGGCAGTGAGAAGATTCACATCCTCTCATGCCCCAGATTTCTGTCAAATACTTAAAACCTAAACTTTTCTTTAATGAACAAAAGAATCTTCTTTAAAACTTCTTAGATGTCAATCAAACAATGTAAATCAAATCAAACTTTAGATGATGTTCGATTAGGCGAACCAAACCGAACACAAATATAACGCTGTCAATGCACAAAAGTTTTCTCATTTCCATATCTCCTAACAACATCGGATGCGACAGCAGCCTCTCAGGGCGAAGTCCATCGGAGATGGCGAAGCCTGTAAACTCCGAACGCAGTGAGGTGTGTTTTCGACGTGAAAATGACTTCTTAAAATTTCCGTTCGGGACTCTAACTTGTATTTCCATTGAATACCCATTGTAATCATTACATATTGATACACAAATTTTCGAGTCCGTGAGTCTTCCCTATTTTATGGGGAGTCTTCTCCCACAAATTTTGTTTTATAAAAAGGCTTTTGAGCGCAATAAAAACAGTCAAATGAGCGCACGAAAACAGTCAAATGAGCGCAAATATACAGTCATATAAGCGCAGTCACCTACTTTATAAAAAGGCTTTTGAGCGCAATAAAAAGTGGTTTAAGCGCGTCTTAATTTTGTCCCATAAATGTTAAAAACAGGCTTGGTTGCATCCCACCCCTTTAAATAAAGGCTTAGACATGACGTGAGCCTGTTTTTAAATTTTCCCGTTAAATTTGTGTGGAAATAAAATTACAAAGATATGAAAAAGGAAAAAGGATTAATTCAATCTAACTTGGCGACCTTTGGTATGTATAAGTTCTCGTCTTGGCAAATGAACTGTTTGGTTCATCTTGTCGAACAATTGCAACCTGCAATGTCCAGGGATATTGATTGGTTGAGTGCTGACCTGAAAGTGTTCCAGGAACATTTACCGTTGGATAAGAACGGCAATCTTCTCATTCCTATACAAATGAAAGAGATTGATAAATATCACCACGGTTCCATCGTTCTGAATGAAATAAAGAAGATGTTCAAACAGACGATTAAATACAACTTTACCAACGAACAGGGTAAATTGGTTCGGAGGGAGTGCTATCTTATCTCTACGATGGATATTGACGAGGATGACAACATCGTACTGGGAATGCCTGTTACAAGTTTACGCTGGCTTCTATATTATGGTAAAGGAATAGGAGGCACAATCTACGACAAGAAGTCTGTCGTGTCAATGAATGGCGTTTATGCCAAGCGTATTTTCATGATGTTAAGCCGTTGGAAGGACAAGCGTGTCTTCTCTATGAAGATTGCTATTATCATGAACGAACTCCAAACCCCTGAATATAGTGTACAGGATTTTGAACGAAAGGTTCTCAAGACGGCTTTTGAAGAAATGATTAGGAATCCGAACTCGGTTCTCCAGTTCAAATACTCCCTTTCCTATACAGGTACAAAAGTCGGGAAAGGAAAACGAGGATTCGATACTGTCACGTTTAAAGTGTATGATAAACTTTCTGAGGCTCAAATGGCAGAGTTCCTAACAGACTCATGGAGCAACAGAATAAATGCTATCTAATATGGGCAAAGAAGAAACTTTAACAGTGCTGAATCTTCAGGCGGAATGCGACCGTCTGAATAAGAAGATTCTCTTTCTTGAGAAGGAGAACCGTGAACAGCGCAAAGAGTTGTCCGACTATGCCAAGCGAGAAGAACAACTGTTAGGAGAGATTGAAACGCTCGAATCGGAACTCCGTGAGATTACCCGTGAACAGCGTCCTAAATATACCCCCACGCAACCTGTGGAATCTGTAGAGGATTTTCTTCATCCCAAAGTAGATACTGGAACTGGGCTGAACCGAGTGGGCAAGAAAGGCTTCGAAGAAAAGTGGGAAGACTTCATGTATGCTTATACAGATGAAATCTTCATTGAGGCTGACCAGCCTGATGTACTTTTCTATCGTGACAGTGCCGATAATTGCTTTGTCACCCCAACGGGGAACACTCGGTTGCCTTTCCCTATTCTACAAGAAGACCTCGACCGCTATAATATCCTGAAAGTTCGACCATTGACTTGCGAGGAAATGGAGGAAGTGTGCAAAGAGTTCGATTTAACTTAAATTTCAATTACAATGGTACAAATGAAACCTTTTCATTACCTGTATGTTATCATCGGTATGTTGGTGGCTGCGTTCTTTGGAATCTCACTTGGTATGGGTATCACGTGTATGATTCCGGTCTCATTCGTTGTCATTGGGTTGTTCGCTTACCAGAACATGAAGAAAAATCTTCCTGTCGGACAGGCTATCCTCAACGGAGGTCTTCCACCACTGATAGGCGGTCTTCTCATTTGGCTATGCTTTCTACTTGGTAACTGGTTCAATGTAGGTGGCTGATGAAGAAACTGATATTCCTTTTCTTGACATTGCTGATTGTAGGCTGTGCGACAACTCGGAAGACTGTGTTCTTCGAAAGAGTGACTCCACAGCCTCTTTCAGTAATTGACAGCCTGAACACCGTTCACGGCTTGAGCGTCCCTACGAATTTAGACTCGTGGGGAAAGACGTACTTCATCGGGAGCGACTCCGTGATGACCACTGTGTATGTCCTTACTGAAAAGAAGGGTAAAGTTCTGTATATCTTTTCAGTCACACAAACGGCTGGAAAGGATGATGTTCTATTCAAATTTAGGCAAGAATGATAACGAAAGGACTTGGATTTATTGAGAGTGGCGTCAATCCGAATGATACCACTTATGCTGCTCCGAAGATTGAACTCCCGAAGCGGTATGAACTGCGGGAACAACTTCGTGTCTATGACCAAGGCAGTAAAGGAAGTTGCGTGTCCTGTACAGTTGCGGAAATGTACAACTTCTATTGCAAATCGAAAGGTCGTGAACCGTCTATCGGCTTTGAATACCTGTACGACCAGCGTTCTGACAAGACTATTGACGGAATGATGCCTCGTGAGGCTTTCGAAATTTTGAAAGGTGAACACCGTGTCGAAGTATTCGCCCGTATTGGCTCTCTGGACGCTCTCAAAAAGAGTGTTCTTACCAATGGGGCAGCACTTATAGCGATGAATGTATTTTCGTATAATGACGACTTTTGGAACGGTGATGAGTTCATGGGTGGTCATGCAGTAGCGGTTGTCGGCTATGACGAAACAGGTCTCATCATCAAGAACTCCTGGGGGACATCGTTTGGTCGGGGTGGCTACACTACTCTTCCATACAGTCAGTTCAACAAAGTTCGTGAGGCTTGGACACTTCTGTCTTAAACCTGTTCCCTAATCATTGAGCACTTCCTCTGGGAGTGCTCTTTGTTTTTCTTCGAAAATCAAGAAGCAGTCTCCCTGTCGCAAGCAGCCGCAGAGCCTTCTGCTTGGACTTATCCTTGGTACTTAAACAACAAAGGTGGACTCTCTATGAAATCTTTCTATATTTATCTTGATTTATACAATGGTTCAGGTATTATTGATTCAATTGTGATAAATGGAGGTGGAATGGGTTTAGGGGGTGGAACACGAAAAGGAACTTATACAACGAAAGTTCAATCAAATGGAACTTGGAAAATTCGTTTAGTTGTTGTTGAAAGTACAACGTACACTGCTGACCAATTCTTCAATACTCTTGGAGGAAGATTCGCCTATGGCGAAACAGAACCAACAGGTACAGCCGGAAAGAATAATGGTGTGGGAAACTATTATCATTCTCTTGGATTTTGGTTCAAAACAACTTGATAAGGAAGGGAGTCCGGAATCCGGACTCCCCAATTCATTATATCGTTGAAACATTACCACTGATTTGAACTGTTGCAGTGTTACCACTGTTTAAGCGTACAGTTGCAGTTCCTTGACAGTAATATCCCGGAACCAAAGTGGGACAACCGCCTCCGTCACCACCTGTTGCTTGATACCAATTGGCTGGCCATACCTTAAAAGTCCATGTATTATTTCCAGCCGATACAGGTTCAGACTTGCCGACGTCGCCCATCTGATATTTTATAGTCCCACCGTCAATCTTCATAGCCATGGAGACTGAAACGGTTGGTTTGGTAGGAGCGTTCGAAACGGTAATCGTAGTGGCATACGACTGACCCGTGTTCGGACTCGACATGCTTGAGAATACGGTTGTGGGCGATACGGAGATTTTCGCAACGGCTGCTTGCGACAGGGAGACTGCTTGGGTCTATTATTTTAATGAATAAGGAGGGATTCTGGCGGGAGTCCGTGAATAACCCGATAATTCCCGCCAGTCCCTAATTTTTAGTTCAAATTGACTGTCTGATTATTTGCTTCGAGCACAAACGACTGTGTCGTTGAACCGCTCCAACTTGTACCAATACCAGTCATCTTTCGAATCCATACCCTGTCGCCAACCTTTAAGTTGGTAGTTGCGCCACCCTTGGAAACATCGTTCACGCTATATCCTGGGTCAGGACTCCAAGTTTCTTGAAATTCATCTCCACCGCCTACACCGCCTAACATAGCACGATACTGCATAGGGGTTCCGGTTGGTGTAGAACTTGAGTTGAATGCGAAATAAGTATTCTCAAACGAACCACTACTCTTATACGTGATAGTATATTGAACACCAGCCTGACTTAACGATACCGAAGCGGTTTTTCCGGAAGTCGTTTGAGTATAGGAAACAGTTCCCGACCGTCTATTACTTTGATTTGCCGCAGCAGTAATTGAAGAACCATCCGTGTTCTTGCTGAACCCTGTTCCACTAATTGTTGCGCTCCACGATACATTTTCCTGGGTTGATGTTTCGACTCCGTTTATTCGTGGAAAGAATGGTTAAAGGAATTTTCTGGCGAAAATCAATCGCAAAGCCACTTTATCCACGTTATACATATATAAATTGAGAAGTCATGAACAAAGAAGAGAAAAGAAACAAGCAACTTCTCGATATCCTCGAGAAGGACTTCGAGGAACTCTCCCCAGGAGAACTCCAAGTCATTCGTAACGAAACTCGGAAGATATACGGTATCGAGGGGAAGATAGGAACAGGCATAATCCTGAATTCCTACTTGAATATGAAGCGAAAGTTCATTACCGAACTTGAACAGGTTTTGGTCTGCCCGAAAATGGCTGTTAAGGACTTCGGACCATTCGCTGGGCGGCAGGTTGTTACCAGCAAGATACCCGTTCCCACGTTTGACGGTCTTAACGGGGAGCCTGCAGGCATTTTCTATATTGATGGATACACTTATCTCCCCGTCCTATCTGTATCGTATTTAGACGACCAAACAGAGGTGATTTGCCTATCTCCGGAAGGCTCGTTTTGTAGGATAACGACAAAGGATTTTGATTTCGAGATATAAACCGCTAAATTTGCGGTGAAATTTCATTTAGTTATAACTAATTTTAAGAATTATGAAGAAAGATTTTATTACAGCAACTCCGGACTCCGGAGGAAGTGGTAGCACAACTGTGACTGTCGCAGCGTCTGCTAACCAGACAGAATCCACACGCAGTACGAGCCTTTCAGTCGCTGGTGGCGGGATGACACGTACTGTTGGCGCAAGTCAGGCTGCGGGAGTAGTAACTTGGAACTATTACTTCTCCGTGACTCCGACATCGCTCAGTTTCGTCGCTGGTGGTGAAACGAAATCCGTTACCGTAACTTCCTACCGAAAGAAAGTTATAAACGGAGTCGAAACATCAACCCAGGAAAATGTAAATTGGACACCGACTGTTTCGGGTACAGGCTTCTCAGTAAGCGGTTCGAATGTTACGGCATCAGCGAACAGTGCGACAACGACGCGAAGCGGAACTGCCACCTATACGCAGACTGGTAGCGGTAAGACCCAAGCAGTCTCCCTGTCGCAGGAGGCTAAGGCATGGTCAATCAGTTCAACAAATATCAATATTTCTGGATACGGTTCAGGCTCGGGAACTGTTACGGTTACTGCACCAGCAAGCGGTTCATGGTCAATCGACTTCGCTTCTAATGCGTTCAGTCTAAATGCTTCCCCAGCATCAGGTACAGGCTCAAAGACTGTTACTATCAATGCTATCAATGATAGTGGTCAAACAGGTACTCACAATATAGATATTTATCTTAAATCAGGTGGGTCAACAAAAGATACTGGAAATATTCGTGTCCGTATAACTTCGGGAGAAGTTGATTATTTGGAAAGGAGGTCTGATATCAGACCTCCCCATCCTTCTTCATCAATACCTTTATGGCGTGATAGTTTGATTTTCCGCTTTAAGTGTAAAGGTTGAGAAATGCATAGGGTCGAAAGAACTTGACCCTGATTGTTGAATTCTTACTGTAATCGAATCCCCAGCCTTTGCTTGAACTGTTTCAGTTTTGCTGGCTGTTTTACAAACAGTTAATCCATTTGTTTCGCCCCATGTGATAGAAGCATTATCATATCCTGAACCCATAGAATAATAGTCATTAGGTTTATACAAAGGAGTCCCCGAAGAATTAAATAGATAAGCGGTTGCTCCTTGATAATCTCTAAATTGAATTGTTAGGGTAAATCTGGGAACGGCTGCTTGCGACAGGGAGACTGCTCACAGGTTTCAACAAGAAGAGCGGAGTTTTCGGCTCCGCTCTTCCCTGTCGTCAAACAATAAATCAAAATATGAAAACACAACAAAGAGAATTCATTTTCCTCTGATGATAGTAGTATAACGGTCATAGATGGCATCCCAGTTCTTTTCGACAAGTTTGCATTTCTGTGTGAAAGACTTATCGTTGAAAGTGTTGATGTTTTGAAAGACTCCGGCTTTCAGTTCCGGATGCCACATCTTTAGGAAGATACCCTGTTCACTGATGAAGCCTATTTCCTCACCCTTGTAAACTAACTGTGCATATTCTGACGTGGGCATTCCGGCTCCACCCTTTACCGTTACTCGATTTATTTCAATAGGTGTTATCATGATTCCTTTTCTTTAAGTTGTGATTTGATTCGAAGATTGTAGTTGTCCCATATCCATTGAGCGTGTTCCTTGACATAGTTTACTGCATACCTGTGGTCTTGGGGTTCTTTTAGTCTCAAACAAACAGGTTTGGGGTCGCATATCAGTATTATACGAGTGTTCCCCTCAACCGAGCCTATACGCTCGCCCTGATAGTAAATTGACGAGGTTTGAATGTCACCACCCGCACGTGCCAACTTTGACGGCTTCGGGTTCTTCTTTGATGTGAATTTTATCTTCTTTGCCATAGTCCTAACTTATTAATCGATGTACGATAAATATCTTTTGCAATCAGATTTAAGAACTTTCTTATTCAAACAGTATGTTCCATCGTAACGGTTCAACGGGAGTAGCCCACCAGATGCTATCTTGAAGTCGAGGTCAGATAGAGGCTCGTTGAATGTTCCGTTGACAACGCAGTAAAGTTCAGGGTTACAACAGTCATCAGATGTAGCATTACGAACTTGGTATCTTTTATTACAGATAAACATAACATTTGATTCGTCATTGCATACTGTTAAGTAGTATTCTTTTCCGTCTAATTTTGAAATAACCTTTTTCATATTTCTTGGTGTTTTAAGTTTGACAGTACAAAGATAATGGGAAGAAATGAGATTACAAAGAAAATCCCGGAATTTCTTCCGGGATTCTCAAAGATTTAACAGAATATCATACTATTTGGACATTCTAACAGCCAATGTTCCGTTGAAGTATAGTTCAACTTTCATAGTTGTGGGTTCAGCTGGAAGTTCGTTTTTCCAATTTTCAAGGATGTTAGGAATCCAAACAAGACCATCCTTTGAAAAGGTATCTTCTCCTAAGGATTCTCCAATACCAAAATCATCAAAATACTTTGCCGTGACGCTTGTAATTACGGAGAATGGATTGAATACCTTTAATTCGAAATGAGTGTCCTGCCATTGAAGAGGGATAACAAATATCCCGTTCTCAACTTTGTAACCAGAATTGGCGGAGCCTTCAAAATTACACAGGTTGGATAAGATGTGGTAAACGAAAGCAGGGTCTTGGATAGCAGTTACGGCTCTACTCAGACCCCCCCCCCCTGTGGCGGAGAAATTGATGGTTGTAGAACGTTCTTTTGCAAGAAGATTAGGGTCAGCAACGGCACTTACTGAAGCCGTACCCCCCCCCCAGACTCGGGAGTGATAGTAAGAAAATCTTTCTTCATAATTTTACTTTTAATGATTGAAACGAAGTTATTTATGCTATTGACGTCAATTATAGCCGATTTAGGAAGTTATAAGTGTGCTCCGGACAATTTGTTCGGGGCACACCTTTGATTGCCGTGTAGAGCCTTATAAGATGACCGCAAGGCTTGATACCACGTCATCGAAGTAATCCATTTGTGTGATACTTGCTTTATCACCGAAATACTTCTTGAGTTTCTTTTCAACATACGCACCAGCCGGAATAGCCATAATGGGCGAAGTAATGCGTACAGGGTAACGAACGACACACGTATATTCTCGACCCTCTTCTTCATTGACCGTATAGGAAACAAGGAAGTGAGGAGTAGCGAGGTCGGCTGGCTTCATACTCTGGTCAAGAATGTGAGCCGTCGCTAATTTCTCACCGTTCAAGAAAGACAGGTACTCCCAATAGAGAGGCTCAATCTCACAATTCCCTTTGATGAACTTCTGAGCCAACGCCATAAGATATTTCACGGCTTCTTTGTTGCTCAACCCTATCGGAATGATGAATTCGTTGATGTACAGGAACGGTTCTTCACGCTTGTCATTTCTGTCGAGCGGATATACTGCACAGGCTATACGAGCTAGACCAAGTTCCTTCGGGTCAGTATCGTCTTTCACGACACGATATCCCGGAATAGGACAGTCGATGAATTCACGGGTGTCCTCAGGATTGTCCGGACTGTCAAGTTCACCGACTGCGCTCAATACCTGTTCACCACGAACCAGAGCCGGAACCCAAGCGGTGCGGTCTTCGTTCTCATCGCTGATGCGAGCCCAAATCATTTTCTCCTCAGGAAGTTTTTCCTCGGAGTCAGGCTGAAACAGGTTTCCTTCCGGAGTCTTGACGTACTGTTCAATCTCCTTGTCTGTCATACCCTGTGGGTCGAGTTCGTGAACCAGAGTGATTCCTAACAATTCCCAACCCATACCGTCCTTTTCCTTAATCATGGCTGCTTTGAAGTCGTCAATCAGATTGTCGGTGAGGAGTGCTGGTGCGGGCAAAAGGTAGGATTTTTGAATGATGCGTCGACCGAACTGTCCAACCTTTCCGAACTTGCCTTCGTAGATGTAAATCTTCTTCCCATCAAGAGACTGAGGTTCATAAGCCTGTGCGCTCTTATTGGTAAGTTTCTTCGAACGGCAAGTCTCGCATTCAGCATCACAAGCAGTTGAGGTGAAGCAATAGTTTGGATACTTGCCGGAGGTTGATACTGCATGAAGCGGTGTGCCCTTTACTTTACCAACTTCAAGATACGATAGACAGAGGTCGTACATCGTGTCAGCATCGATTTCTTCTGTGATACCCACAGGCATTTGAAATTCTTGAATCTTTCCTTCTGAGTCGGAATAGATGAAATTATAAACTACTTTCATAAGTCTAAATTATTGGTGATTAAATTTGAATTGTGTAAACGGGTGTATCGAACATCGATATCTTTCCCGGAACCAACTTCTTCTGTTTTGCATCAGGAGCCTGAAACATTACAGGGGTTGCGTGGTGTTCCGGCACATGCTTGAAACGTTCGAAGTACAGTTCAATCGCATTCAGAACGGTGATGGCGGATACCTGTGCCATCTCGGCTTCTTCTTTTGTTCCGTATAAGGAGGAGTAAAGCCTTTCGCCTGTAACTAATAGAATGGAGAAGCGAAACTTCCCCTTGGGGTTCGTAAGAGCGTTCACTTCGCTCACCTCTTTAATGTTCTCAACTCGGTAGGCTTTCTGAACCTCTACGAGTGATTCTTTTGAAGGACTGTCCTGTGGGGGAGTAATCCATGATTTGATAAATATCAACATATCTTTCGATTTAAATGAATGTACTGAATAAACGCTATTCGACTGGACTTCCATTGGAAATCTCATAAATCGCTCCGTCCACCTGTTTGTAACAGTCAAGATTTTCCGTTACTTGTACCAACGGACACGGCTTATCATTGAAACAAATGGATTTTGTTGACCAATCCGCAAGGTTTCGAATGAAAATGTAGGCGACCATATCCTTTGAAACATACCACTGAATCTTACAAGTAAACTCTTCAAAGTGACGGAAGAAGTGATACCACGTAACGATGTTCCAGAACAGTTCCTCAAGCCCAGCATCTTTGAAAGATACGTATTGAGCAGCAAAGAGGAGGTGGCTGTAATACCACCTCAGGAACCATCCTAATTTATTCCTCTTCTTTATCATGTTTCAGTGCCTCCTTTAAGTTAGGTTTCAGCGTCGCACGGATATTTTCGATAGTGTCACACAGGTTCGAAGCAGGTTTCTTTGCGTCATCACGCTTTTCGTTCCAGTCGGCTGTTATAACATCCATATAGATGAGATATGCCTCAGGGAATTCGTTCTTCAGACGTTCCGGAGTGAAACGGGTTGTTTCCATCATACACTTCAGACGCTTTTCCATGAAGTAACGGTCTCGCTCGAGAAGGAGATGTTCCTTGATTTGCTGAACGATAGGATGGTCTTCAGAAAGTTTCTTGGCGATGTCTTCAACCTTTTCGTCAGCAATAGGAAGTTCCTGAGTAAACTTGAGGCGAATGTAAAAATTTCTACTTCCCCAATCTTCAGGAAAGAACGTCTTCGGGAGGTTGTAAGATGACAGCGATGGTTCATTACAACGAATGAAGAACTTCTTATGTGCCTTGAAACACTTCAGTACATCGTCCGGAGTTTTTCCGATAATGTACTTTTCGAACAGTTCATTTAACTTCGCCAGTGACGAGTCCATCTGTTCTTTGTAATTGAGGTTTGCCAGCCGTGTGGCAACCGTCATACGGGTGTCTTTGTCAATAATTGCCATGTCTATTACTTTTTAGGATTCATGTGAATAATCTTTTCTTTCGGTTGAGGAGCTTGTTCTGGCTCGTGAGGGACTTCCCACAGCATAGGCACGTATGTGAACTGCTCCTGTGGTTTGGGGTTCGCTTCCATAAGGAATACCACTTTGTCGGTTGCTTCGCTCTCTGTAAGGTTCTGTAAGGGATTATCGTCCTTATCCTTTACAACTTCACCATCCGACAGGCGAATGACCTTAAATAGAGGCTCAGGGAGTTCCATGTTGGTGAACTCTGTTACGTCGAGATAATCACACCCGAAGTTCTCAGCCGTCTTGAGGTCGCTGTCGCTGAACTGTCCTTCCAGACCAGAGGCATCGCCTATCATAAGACAGTCTTCCTTGGCGATTGTGATACCTGTATTGTGAGTGAACTCAGCCAGCATGTCCTCAAGCATTCCCGGATTGGGTTTACGTTTCGGATGCTTCTTGTCATTGTAGGGACAGAACTGTCCGGCAACAAGCGTATTCAAACCGATGTACGATTGAAGACACGCAATGATATAGATGAATTTCGGTTGGAACATAGCGGGATGAACGTGCCCCAGTTCAATTCCACCCTGATTAGATACAATGAGAACAGCCTGTGGATGAAGTTTCTTGAGTTGCGCAAAAACCTCCATTTTCAGTTTCATGTCCCAAACTCCTTCCGGAAAGGTATTCCCGGAGACGGTATCAATAAGCGTACCGTCCATGTCGATGAAGATGACTTTCTTCTTTGTAATGTCCATAATCTTTTGTTTAAAATGTTTGATAATTATACGTGGAATCCGAGGAGTTCGATTAGAACTCCACGAATATTAATCTTTCCTTTTTTCCTGCTTCGCACACCCACATGTGGTTTGAGCCAAAACCGTAATCGAAATAAGAACTGAAGGATATTAGGAAACTATCCTTGATTCTCTTCATTTCTTTCCGCAACTCGGCTTCGTTTTTACTGGTTGTAATAGCATTCAATATTTCAGCAAAAATTCTGATTGAATAGAAATTAAAATTGAAATTTGATTCGATTGTTGCTTTCATGACTTTATTGTTTTAATTGATTGACGCAACAAAGTTAGTGGATAAATTCGAATATCCAAAGAAAATCCCCGAATTTCTTCGGGGAAGTTCCAAGAATTTTTATTTGGCTATGTAAAATCGAACTCTGCAACGCATACATACTCACCTTGGAACTGTGGGTCTCCAAGATAGAATCTGACGTATTGAAGTACGTGATATTCAGGAGAAAACTTATTTTTATCAGCCATTCTCAAATAATGAGCCGTAAAACCTGAGATTCCAACATTTTCGGGGTCACTCTGGACAATGTCATAATAAATTTGGGTTCCGGCTCCGATGATACCTATTTTAGTCATGCTCTATACTTATTACAACTCCATTCAGCATATCACTCACCACTAAATTCCCTCCCGTAATCTTGTCCGAGAGTTTATTACGTGACAGCGTCAAGCCTCTCTCAAATGCGAGCGAGCGAATACGTTCACACATCTTTCGGGGAATTGTATTATCCTTGGAGTTGGTTATCGTTATAAGAACCCAAAAGAAGTCTCCGTGGTCTGTCGCTGAAATTGAATATTCAGTCCCGTCATCAAGATAGGTTCTTGAGTATTGATACTCCTTTCCGCTGTATTCAGAAGTAGCAACACGAGTTTCAAGACCTTCCTTTTGAGCAAGTTCATTGATTGACACTTGTAAATCCTTTGGATGAATAGCATTCAATCTGTTCTGATACTCGGTGATAGAACTCACCGACAGTTCTATGAGTGTGTCATGACTGACACGTGTGCCGCACCCTGTAAGTAGGAGTGCAAACACGGCTGTAATAATCATCAATCTTTTCATATCTGATAAATTTCTTCGTTCAACATTTTTCTATCAAAGGGGTTGGCGTCAATCTTAACATTCTGCCTGTCAAACTGTCGTAGGAAAGCAGAAATCTCCCTGATACTTCTTTGGTCGAGGTCAACGAATTTAATATAGTCCGTCTTTCCACCCTGTAAGGACACGACAGCCCATGAGCCTGAATGGTGATGAACATCGACCGAAACATCGATGTTCCCCAGAAGTTTTCTGATACGTTCAGCACGAACCTCAGCCAAAGAGGTCGCACATTTCTGGCGATGAATTAACCCTTCCAAGTCCCTCTCCAACGCTTTCATCCTTTGGAAATCTTCCTTGAATAAGTACAGGAACAGTTTCCTCAATAATTTCTTCATGATTCTTTCTTGGTTTTATTGTTTACACCGTACCCAAACAGGGCATAATCACATTTACAGGGGTCTAACGGATAGACATTACGGCAATTCGTAGTAAGTTCAAGCACTGTATTCATGCTATCACCTTTGCCTGTTATGAGACCCAATTGACGACCAACGGTTGCGACGTGAGTGTCAAGCGGAATAAGTAGGGATGACTGGGGAATGAAACTCCAGATACCTAAATCCACAGGACTGTTTCGACGGCACATCCATCGTAGAAACATATTCAATCGCTTACAGGCAGACTTCGAATCCTGGGGGATACCTTTCACTCCAGGGAACAGGCTTATCAGCGCATCGAGATAATCTGTGGCTCCCATCGTACGAGTATAGTTCTTAGACAGAGCCTCTTCCATATCTTCGTTGTTATCGTAAATCTCCTTGAGCGCACGACACAGGTCAGCGAAGTCCTTCTCCTTGAAGAAACGGTACAGAGGTTCCTCCGAGTCAATGTACTTTCGCCAACCCATGTTCTTGATATACATATAGGGAGTCAGATGCTCCATCTCCTTACATAGTTTCTCACAGGTAGAGAGGATGGCTTTCCGATTCCCATACGCTAACCAAGCAGCGATGAAGCCTACTATCTCCTGAGAACACTTGTATCCGAACCGTCTGGGGAACTGTACAGGGTCGTCAGTGATGAATTCAGGCTTCTCGTACTGCTCAGCCAGTTTCATGACCTGATGTCTTAATTTGTCGCTGATTGCTATCATGCCTTGTTTGTTTCTTCGATTTTACACAGGAACGTGGCACTCTTAAAGGTATCACCGTCCATAAAGTATTCAGCCATTTCATCAAGAACGTCCTTATAGGAAGTTATCTTGAAGTCCGCTGCCTTCTGAGGAGTCATCTTTTCGAAGACCTTTGCCCAATCACGACGGAGAACCCACGTGTCGCTCTTCTCATTCTGTACTATCACACGAGCCTCTGACTCAGGAATCCTTCTGAATCCTATCAGCCAACCCTCACGAAACGTGTACTGTCGTTTGTCAGTCCCGAATACCACATTGGCATGAGCACCGTACTTCACCATTTTCTTGGTATCAATAACACCGAACCAACGGTGAATGAAGTCCACGTGAACAAAGGTATCCATCGGACCATTCTTGTACTTGATTTCAGGAGATACATACTCCAACTGCTTTACATTTCTATCCATAACTATCTATATTTAATTGGTTTCGTACTCAGCCAAAGCCTTGAGGCACTCTTCGTGAGCCTCGCGACAGGAAGCGTCCATGATATATTCCATGTTTTCGTACTCCGGACATTCTCGAGTTGCTATACCTGTTACATCAACGTAAAGTGTCCCGTCTTCATCGCATTCGACAATGAACCATCCGTCATTATACATTACATAACCATCCTCGTAGATAGTTTGAATGAGTGTACGTCCGTCTTTCATTGTAGAGGAAGCCAATTCATAGGGTTCTGTGATTGTACCCTGTTCGGCTTGATTGATACGAGCCATAGCCACGAGGCAAACCTTTGCTAATTGTCTACGGTCTTTGATGTTATCAACATAGCGATGAGTCCCTACTGGCTTGCTGAAGTCTAAATTTTTGTAGTATCTTGAACCTTTCATGACGTAACTTGTTTGATTTGACTGAGCAAATATACGTCCATTTATCGAATATCCAATGAGTTTATCCGGAAAATCTTCATTATTTCTTCCGATTTTTCCTCAATTCGGCTCTGCGTTCTCTTCTACGAGCCTTTCCATCCTGAATTTTTAGGGAAGATGAGCCTGTTATTCTGTATATCTCGGATTGAGTCTTACTGATTACGTGTTCACAGAACCCTGACAGGGTGACTGTGCTATCCTTATCCATTCTTACGTTCATATTAGACGATTTAAGCGATTATAACTATACGGGGAATAAAATGTACCAGCCAACAGGGGTAAATCTCGTAGAGCGACCGCCAGTGGCTTCTATGAATAAGGAAAGAGGCAACCCGTTACAGGCAACCTCTTTCCAATCATGACTAAAACAAAAATCACATCCTCACGGACTTATTTCTTTTTACCTTTCTTCGGTTCAACAACCACTTTCACGGTTTTGGAAGCCTTGAAAGCAAGTGTGTGAGACTCGGGAACGTTCATAGGTTTCTGAGTCAACGGGTTCGTGCCTGTTTTAGCAGGGTTGACTTTCTGTTTGAACTTTCCGAAAGGTAGGCTGATTTCGTCACCGTCCTCAACACAGGTCTTGACAATCACCGGATTCAGTGCGTCGATTACTTTTTCGGTGTCTCTCTGGCTCATACCAGCCTCTTTGGCAACTGCTGCCACGAATTCTGACTTTCTCATTTCTTTTTAAAATTTAGTGAATAATTGTTTCTATTTTCAAACGTGTTATAATAACGTCGTTTTTCGGTTGATAGTTTTTATCATTCCCTTTGGACTCCCGGATTATCGGCAATCCTGATTGAATACAGCGGATAAATTCTTCCCGTTTGCGCCCACCATTCCAAGGAAGCGATATGCGAGATTGATTAGGAACGCTCTGTCTTTGTTGCGCTGATACGCTATCTTCTTACGAATGACAGACATCACCTTTGCGAACTTGATTCCGCTGTCGAGTGTAACATACTCATGACTGAACTCACTCACCACCCATACGTTGATGATGACGTCTCCCCACTGAAAGAGATACGGCTTATGCTTCCATGTCACTTTGTCCATACGACGTTCAGCGTTGGAGAGATAATCCTCCTTCTCCTGCATCTGATACATCGTGTTCTTCTGAGAGTCCGACAGTAACTTGAAGATACTCTGTTCCTGTTCAGGTGTACATTTGACCTCCATGTCGATGTCATGAGGTTCAGCCGTTTCCATACCCAACTCGTGAAGAGCGAGTGAACCTACAATTAGGAAGTCCATACCGTGTGCGTCAAGCACTGATTTACGAAAGCCGTCCAAGGCTGTTTTAATTCTTGTTTCCATACGAAATTATTTGTTGATGTAAAGATACGTGATTTTTTCGGAGTCAGGTTACAGTCCTCGAGACTGAATTATCGCTTTAAGACGACTGCTATATCCCTTCTTCTCCGCATAAACTCTGTCTAAATAGACGAAATATTCGTCCTTTGTGAGCCGTCGGGCAAATGTACTCTGCCATATAGCATAGTCGGCTATACACTCCCGCCACGAATTGAAACGGGCATGACCTAACATAGTTCCAACAGCCAGAGTGGGACGGCTTCCGGGAACTTTCATTCCCAGACAGTTGTGTCCCTCTACAAACAGTTTAGAAGTAAAGCCTCCGGACTCCTCAATACATTGTGCCATGACGATGTCCGGATGGTCAATCCTCAACTTGAAGATATAATCATACACCTCGTCAAAGAGCGTTTCAGGTGCAAGCTCCACAGCCTGTTCTTCAGCATACTCACAGCCAAACGCTGGCTGAGATGGTACAGGTTCTGTCGTACCACACGACCGTATCACAAGAATGATTAGAATTGACAGCAAAAGAACCGCAAGCCCACGCCACA